CTTACGCAGCTATAACGGCTATATTTTTGACTTTGAGGGCATAGCCAAACAACTTTATAGGGTTACCAAAGACGGTGGCGTGGTCGTTTGGGTAGTAGGGGATGCCACAATTAATAGGTCGGAAACAGGCACATCTTTTAAACAAGCCTTATATTTCAAGGAAATTGGCTTTAATTTGCACGACACTATGATTTGGAATAAAGGCACATTTACTGCTGTTGGTGCTTTAACTAGCAGATACGCCCCTGTATTTGAGTATATGTTTGTATTATCTAAAGGCCAGCCAAAAACATTTAACCCAATTAAAGACCGACAAAATAAAACATTTGGCAGAAGCAAGACTGGTACATTTAGGCAAGAAAATGGAGAAACAAAACCTTTATCAAGCATAGGTAAGCCGATTGCTGAACATGGTCAAAGATTTAATGTTTGGGAAATTAGTGCGGAAAAAAGCAACAAAAACAGATTGCACCCCGCCATGTTTCCTGTAAGTTTGGCACAAGACCATATACTTTCTTGGTCAAATGAAAGTGACACCGTGCTAGATTGTTTTCTTGGTAGTGGCACTACGGCAGTTGCTGCTAAAGCCCTAAACCGCAAGTTTATTGGGATTGAGATAAGTCAAGAATATTTAACCATTGCAAAACAAAGGCTTACAAATGGATGAGGTAGCCGATTTTGTTGATTGCAACATTGAACTGTATAAGCCTAGAGATGTATTCCTAGACTTCCATGACCGCCAACAACGATGGGCTGTGATTATTGCCCACCGAAGGGCTGGTAAGACAGTAAGTTGCATTAATGATGCCTTGTGGAGAGCAATAACTGAAGGCAAGGAGAACGCTAGATATGCCTATATTGCCCCGTACTACGCACAGGCTAAGTCTATTGCTTTTGATTACCTTATGCAGTTTAGCGAGCCTGCAAGGGTTAAACACAATATCTCCGAATTGTGGGTTGAATTGTTTAACGGGGCTAGAATTCGTTTGTTTGGTGCAGACAATCCTGACGCACTTAGGGGTATGTACCTAGACGGGGTAATCTTAGACGAATACGCAGATATGCGAAGCCCTAAAGTTTGGGGCGAAGTCATTAGACCATTGCTTTCTGACCGCAACGACATGAATGGGTACAAGACTTGGGCTGTATTTATTGGCACTCCAAAGGGTCATAACACCTTTTACGACATTTACCAGTACGCTAACCTTAACCCGAATGAGTGGTATAGCAAGACGCTACGGGCTAGTCATACCAACATAATCGCCCAAGAAGAATTAAATGACGCATTAAAACTAATGACGATAGACCAGTATCAACAAGAGTTTGAGTGTTCATTTGAGGCTTCCATAATTGGGGCTATATATGGCGTTGAGATGCGACTACTGACTGACGCTGACAGAATCACTAAGGTTGAGTGCGATAACCTATTTCCTGTCCATACAGCTTGGGACTTAGGCTATAACGATGCTACAGCTATATGGTGGTATCAGGTCGTACATGGAGAGATTAGAGTATTGGATTACCACGAAGCACATGGGCAACCAATTATCTATTACGCTAACCAAATTAAAGAACGACCATACGAATATGGCACACATTGGCTACCGCATGACGCTAAAGCTAAAACTTTGGCAAGTGGTGGAAAGAGCATAATTGAGCAAATTTTTGACAAATTACCTAAAGAATCGTTTAAAATTGTTCCAAATCTGTCATTACAAGACGGCATACAAGCATCAAGGATGGCATTAGCTAGGACTTGGTTTGATGCCATGAAGTGTTCAGAGGGCATTGAATGTTTGCGTCAGTACCAAAGGGAATACGATGAAGATAAGAAAGTATTTCGAGATAAGCCTCGCCATGATTGGACAAGTCATGGTTCAGACGCTTTCAGAATGTTGGCTGTGGCTTGGCAAGATGAAGCAGACACTATCAAACAAAATCAACCGATGCGTGGCATTAGTGTTGGACAGAATGAAGTAACGCTAGAAGAAATGTGGAAATCCACCCCCAAAACCCAAGATAGGAGAATCTAAAATGCCTGAAGTCGCAGCCAGTTATGGCTTTAAATATGAACATGTAGCCGCATCACAAACCGCCCAAGTATTAGGAACAACAGGTGCAACAGGTGATTATTTACATCGTTTAATTATTACAGTTTCTACAGCAGCTACTGGAACTGTGTCCTTGTTAGACAACACTACATCTCATGTATTGGTAGCCGCCAATACTGCAATCGGTGTCTATTCTGTAGAAGTCAACACTAAATCAGTTAATGGTGCTTGGAAAGTAACAACGGGTGCTGGTGCTGAAGTAGTAGCAATCGGCAACTTTACCTAGGAATAAGTATGCACGATACGCTTAATAAAACTTACGAGGATTGGTATAACACCATTGCCCAGTATGACAAGTCATTTAGGGAATGGGAAGCAAGAGTTCCCCGAATCATTAAGCGTTATCGAGATGACAGCCGTACTAGGAATAACCCTAATGCTCGCTTTAATATCCTTTGGTCAAATGTACAAACTATTAGACCCGCTATCTTTGCTAGATTGCCACGCCCTGATGTAAGCCGTAGGTTTAGAGATAACGACCCAGTAGGTCGAGTCGCTTCTATGATGCTAGAACGGGCATTAGAGTACGAGGTTGAGCATTACCATGACTATCGTGCTGCTATGGAAAACGCAGTATTAGACCGACTTTTAGGCGGTAGAGGTACAGCTTGGGTGCGTTATGAGCCACATATTGTTGCAGAGCAAAACGATTTAAATTCAGGCGTAGCAGGTCAAGATGTAGGTAACGGAGTACAGATTACAGAGGATGCCGATGAAGCAGAAACGGAAAACGCTGAACTGGTGGAGTCGCAGGAACGAATTGAGTATGAGTGTGCCCCAGTTGATTATGTCCATTGGCGTGATTTTGGTCATACTGTTGCTCGTACTTGGGAAGAAGTAACGGCTATATGGCGTAAAGTTTATATGGGCCGTCAAGCCTTGATTGACCGCTTTGGTGAAGAAGTAGGCGGTAAGATTCCGCTAGACACTAAGCCTGATAGCGATAAATGGGCACAAAAACAGATGGCGATTGAACACCATCAAGCCTGTATCTATGAGATTTGGGATAAAGAACAAGGCAAAGTCTTTTGGGTTAGCAAGTCAATGGGTGAGATTCTTGACGAAAAGGATGACCCATTACAGTTAGAAGGTTTCTTCCCATGTCCAAAGCCAATGTACGCTACGCTGACCACAGATAGCCTAGAGCCGATTCCTGACTTTGTTCTATACCAAGACCAAGCTAATCAATTAGACACGCTGGCAAACCGCATAGATGGCTTTATTAATGCCTTAAAAGTACGGGGTGTTTATGACGCTGCCGAACCTGCCTTATCCCGCCTATTCTCTGAGGGTGAGAACAATACCCTGATACCAGTTAAGAACTGGGCTGCTTTTGCTGAGAAACAAGGCATGAAAGGGGCTATTGACCTAGTAGATATAACCCCAATCGCCCAAGCCTTAACCATGTGCTATCAAGCAATGGAACAAGTTAAGGGTCAGATTTACGAGATTATGGGTATTGCTGACATTCAACGAGGTCAGACCGACCCCAATGAAACGCTTGGTGCTCAGATTATTAAGTCCAATAACGCTGCTGGTAGACTCAAAACCATGCAACACGCAGTCGTAGACTTTGCTACTGAACTCCTAAGTATTAAGGCTCAGATTATCTGTAGGCACTTTACTGACGATACGATTGTCAAGATTAGTGGTGCAATGCAACTAAGCCCACAAGACCAACAGTTAGTACCCCAAGCCTTACAGCTATTAAAAGACGAACCCGCTAAGAACTTCCGTATTGAAGTCACAAGCGACTCAATGATTTATCAAGATGAGCAACAAGAGAAACAAGACAGAGTTGAGTTCTTAACGGCAGTTAGCCAGTTTATGAACCAAGCCTTGCCAGTAGCCACCCAAGCCCCCGAACTTACCCCATTACTGATGGAAATGTTAAAGTTTGGTGTCACAGCATTTAAAGCTGGTAAAGGCATGGAAGGGCTGATTGATGAAACTGCCGATGATTTTAGAAACAAAGCTAAAGCGATGGAAGGCCAACCAAAACCCCCACCGATTGAGATGCAAAAGATACAGGCTCAGACTCAAGCTAAGATACAAGAAATGCAGATGTCAGTTCAAATGGAACAGCAAAAGATGGCTGCACAGGTTGAATTTGAGAAAGCTAAACAAGAGTATCAAGCTCAAGAGAACCAGCTTAAATTCCAATTAGAAGAACAGCGTAACGCCCAAGATAGGGATATGGAGATGAAGTTAGCTCAAATGAAGATGATGACTGAGCGTAATACACAACTTCTATTGGCTTATATTAATAACGGGGCTAAGATTGAAACGGCTCGTATTTCTGCTGGCGTAGATTCAGGCGAGGGAATTGCTGAAGATTACACAATGGATGAGGATATGCTACGGGCACAAGAACACCCCCTAGCCCCTATAGCTAACGCTATTGCCCAAGGTAATCAAGATATGACAGCGACTTTATCGACCTTAATTGAACGACTAAATACACCAAAACAAGTAATACGAGATGAGAGTGGCAAAATTGTAGGGGTTCAATAATGGCTATTTTAGTCAAACACTCAAAAGTATCAGCAATACCTGATGATGCAGACACAAGTCTTATACGCCCTAGCGATTGGAACGCTGACCATACCCTAACAGGTACGATAGATATAGCCAATGGCGGTACAGGGCAAACAACGGCTAATGCTGCGTTTAATGCTTTAGCCCCATCTCAAACAGGCAATACAGGTAAATACCTAACGACTAATGGAACAGATAGTTCTTGGTCTGTAAACCCATTGGGTACAGTTACTTCTGTGGCGGCAACCGCAGGTACAGGCATAAGTATTACTGGAAGCCCCATTACGACTAGCGGTACTTTAAATATTACCAATACCGCCCCTGACCAAACAGTCAGTATTGCAAGCGGAACTGGTATATCGGCAACAGGTACATATCCTGCGTTTACAGTAGCCAACACAGGTGTTACCTCTGCCGTAGCTGGAACTGGTATTAGCGTTAGTGGTTCAACTGGTGCTGTAACAGTAACCAACACCGCTCCCGACCAAACTGTTGCTTTAACTGGTGCAGGAACAACTGTAGTAACTGGTACTTACCCTAACTTTACTATTACTTCTACAGATTCCACTACTGGAACAGTTACAAGCGTAGCGGCTACCGCAGGGACAGGCATCAGCGTAACAGGTAGTCCTATAACAACAAGTGGCACATTAAACATTACTAATACTGCACCTGACCAAACTGTAGCTATTGCTAGTGGAACGGGTATAAGCGTTACTGGTACTTACCCTAACTTTACTGTTACCAACACAAGCCCAAGTTCAGGCGGTACAGTCACAAGCGTTACAGGCACAGCACCCGTAGTATCTTCAGGCGGTAATACCCCAGCTATAAGCATGGCTCAAGCCACTACTAGCGTAGATGGTTATCTTTCAAGCACCGATTGGACAACCTTTAACAATAAGGGTTCGGGTACAGTTACTTCAGTAACAGCTACAAGCCCTGTTACTTCAACTGGTGGAACAACGCCTGTTATTGCTATGCCAGCAGCTACAACCAGCGTCAATGGATACCTCACTAGCACCGATTGGACTACCTTTAATAACAAGTCTAATACCAATGGAACAGTTACTAGCGTTGCCGCATTGACTTTAGGCACGACAGGCACAGACCTTAGTTCTACAGTCGCTAACGGCACTACAACCCCTGTTATTACCTTACAAGTACCGACCGCATCAGCGACCAATAGAGGTGCTTTAAGTTCTACCGATTGGAGTACATTTAACGGCAAAGCCAACGCTTTTACCTATACGACTAACTACATCCCGTATGGTCAAGGCACAACCACGCCTAACCAATCGGCTGACCTGACCTTTGATGGCACAACCCAATCTGCCCCAATCCAACGGGCTAGTAACGGAATCGTGACCAATAACAAGACTATTGGCACTAGCTTTACTATCCCCGCAACAGATAACGCTATGTCATCAGGGCCAGTCACCATATCGAGTGGCGTAACTGTTACAGTTTCTAGTGGGTCACGCTGGGTAGTTCTGTAATGTTTCAAACTGCTTTTCAGTCTAATGCGTTTCAAAATAACGCTTTTCAAATAAATGTAGTACCACCATCGCCCTCAACAGTAGATACC